AGACGCTGCCACGGTAACATTTCCTACCGCTCCGGTGGCTGTTGCAGCAGAGGGTACAAAAAGCGAAGAACCCGACACGGTGGCCGTGCCGATAGCCCCCGTGGCACTGATTCCCGTAACTTCAACAGGTAAAGCGGAGTTCCATTCTCCTTGGCCCCAAGTGCCTCTGCCCCAACCCGTAATATTTGCCACGGTTATGCAATCCTTATGATCGCGTTACTCGCATCTGCCGTTGGAAATTGAACAGTAAATGTCCCCGAAGTAGATGTTTTGTTACTACTGAAATCTAGAACAGCCACTGCTTTGTTGCTGTTAGTGCTATTGTATATCAGCGCGCCCATAGCCGTTATAGTGGCCGTGGTAAAACTAATGTCTGCAAAATCAGTGAGTGCTGTCGTGCCAGAAGCCGAAGGTGCGACTTTTGTAAGAGTGCCTCCCCCTGTGGCGTATGTGCCACTTGACGCTACCTCCCCTGTCGTTACAAAAGCAGTAGTCGCTGCCCCTAGAGTAGCGGTAGTGCTTGATTTGCCCCCACTGCCTTCTGCATATAGCGCCAATTTAAAAGCGTTACCGTTGGTGGCGAAGTTGTGTGTAGCCGTTAAAAGCTCAGTTTTAAACGATGTACACATTGCTTGTGCGATTGCCATTACAATCTCCCTATAGCTTTAGCTAGCTCATGTTGCCCCGCCTCACGAACTTTCGCGCAAATAGTAGCACGTTCTTCTTTTCTAGCCAACTCTACATAATATTGCACCAAATTACGTACTCTGTCTTTGAATGCTTCCGCTTGAAGACGGATGGGTTCTGGGGCGTCATCAGAGATGTATATGATTTTGTTGGCTGCCATATCTGCTATCTGATCATTAGATAAGCCGCCGTTATCTGAGGTAACTATGCTTACTCCACCGACAGCCCCTGCACCTAAATCAAACATGGTCATGTCTCCCAAAAATAACGGGTTTTGACTCCACGGGTTCTGGGGGTTCAAACTCCGATTGTCTAGTTATCAAAAGATGCCCGTTGTCTACGGTTTGCACCAACGGGTCTTCTAAACGATGGTATCCATACAGTTTCTCGTTATCAGGCACGTTTGTGTCTAACAAGCTAGAGTTATGAGCAACTTCTATTTTTATGCCCTTTGAGACGGCAATAGCGCACCAAAACTCTACACAAGCCCGCCCCGACTCCGCCATGCTCACGTCTTTATAAGTAAAGTCTACGCCATACAGACATATCCTCTTTACTTTCTTCCAAACAGCGTAACCTATTGCGTAAGCCACGGTGTTGTTGAAGTAACAGAGGCCCGTTTCTTTAGCTACTTGCTCTAAAGGGTAAGGCTCAATAGTTGGAAAATCAGGGTGTGTTGTACAAGAGTAGATGGGTTTTGTGTTTTTGGCTAAAAACTCTCTGGCTATACCTGTCTGTGACCCAGCGTTTTCTGAGTCTATAAAACGGGTAACTGGGTCCATCATAAACGTCCGGTCAACGTGGATTACGCCGCCGATACAGTTTATTCCCCATATTTCATCAAATTCTTGAGAAGCAACTCTTGCAGAAACGTAGTCAGCATAACTGCTGCCTAGACCTACTATAGCTATTTTCATGTTCGCGGCCTTCGTGGTAGCCCCTGTCTGTTGGCGTCGTCGTTTTCCCGCGCTTCTGCAAGTTCTTTTAGCCGTACCGCTGCTTCCATAAACCGGTCACTGTACATTTTCATAACGTCCGGCTCGCCCTTCATAAATGTGTAAGCCTCTACTAAACTGCCATACAAAAGGGCGTCTGGGGCATTCTCACTGATCCAAGTAAGCGTGGTATCCGCAGAAGTTGATACCACCACCCCTGTTGCCCCGCTAGTTCCGCCCGTCACTGTCTCACCCACGGTAAACGAACCTGTAGGTAACGTTATGGTAAGAGTGGTGCTAGAAGGGACAGTATTGATTGTCGTTGTCTCCCCGCTTGTCCCGCCAGTCAAAGTTTCGGCAGCAGAAAAAGTGCCGCTAACACTGCTAAGTGTCATGGTGACCTTACTAGCTGTCAAACTTGTAGGGCGATAATAGTAATGAAGCTCTGCCGTATATGTCGTATCCGGCGTGGGAGCTAAGATAAAGTTCTGAAAATCATACGTGGCGTAATACCTTGGTACGCCCGTGGTAGCAGAGTTGGGGTTGTACTCTTGAACAAAGTTGACATCTTTTTGAAGCAAAAACTGTTTGGAACTAGAAACCTCTAAAGACAAACTAAACGAAGCTAAGTAGTCAGTTGGGGTGGCTAAAAACCTGTTTCCCCCAGTAGTGGTTCCCGACACATTCTTCCGAAAAACCTCTAAATCAACGCTTTTGAAAAGTCTTTCCTCTGCGGTTTTGATGAAGTTGTCCAACTGCGAAATAAACACGGTTTCTTGATTATCTGTATAGTCCTTAATCGCGGTTTTTAATGTTGTGTATGTATAACTCATGTGATGCTCACCGTTACGGTCCCGACCTTGCCCTCGGCTTGCGGCACACGCTCATACTGTAAGGTGGTGAGATTAAAGATAGGAAACTGCGCCTTCGCATTGAAAATGTTGTTAGTATTAGGGCGAGCCTCTTTCAGAGTCTGGGGGTCATGTATCTTTCTAAACGGGCCCAACTGAGGGTGCTTCCGTTCAAACTCATCTTTTCCAACGATTAGACCGTTCCACTCTTTACGCATGTCTTTATAGCGATATTCCAAACCAGACCGGTCTGAAATCGCTTTGGCGTATTTTCCTGTAGCATACCTAGCCATTAGTTTGTCCTAAAGTAAGCGTATTCAGGGGTTACGGTAAAGCTTGAGCGGTCACGATCTTCACCCATAGCGCGTTCAAACTCTTCTTCGTAAATGGCTTTTAGCATTTGAGTACGATTGGGGGCTCTCTTCAAAGAGATGTAATACGCTAGGCCCGCGGCTAAACACGGGTAGAATCGAAAGGGTACGTCCATAGTGTTAACAGCCGTGTCCCCATCATCAATACGGGTTAAAGCGTTATACACAATGACATCAGTGCTGTTGTTGGGGGTAGGCCAAATACGCAGGCTTGGTGTAACTTGACGATCCAAGAAAAATTGAGTGGGTCGGCCTGTTGTTGCTTTGTTTGGGATATTAAGATCGTCATCGCGGCTAACACGAGTTAACGCAAAATCCGTGCTGCTGCGGGTTACAACAGCACTTAGTATGTCAATTATATCCTCCGACAAAGTGTATGTTCTGGTGCCGGAAGTAAGAGCCTGTGTTCTTTGAGCAATAGTCCATTGGTTTAGGCCGCGGTTGGCCCATTCCGCCAACATAAGATTAAGGGACCGCCTAGCTGTCGTTAGATCGTAGCCGGTTCTTACCTCTAAGCCGCAGCGTTCAAAGGCTTCTTCGACGTACTCTGCTACATCTAGCTCAAAATTTACGCTTCCAGAAACAGCCATCACTCATCTTTCGCGTATAGGTTATCAAATATCTGATTTACATCCATTGTATAGTCTAAATCAGATTTTGAATAGTGTACATGCTGCGACGGCAGGAAGTCGGGAGCGCCTTGCCCCGTTTCAAACCACGCAGGATGCGTCACCCGCACCCGATTATTAGGCAGAGCAACAATGTTACCTGTCCACGGGCCCGCATCTAAAAGCTCCAAAACATGGCTCTGTTTATGCTGCGCCGGATCGTCTGCTATCTCACTGTCTGTGTAATCTACCGTGAAATAGTATTTAGCAGGAAACATCTGACCTGCAATCTTTGCCATCCAAGGGCACGGTTGTGCTCTGTTTAAGCTGTACACAGAATGAGTATGAGACATGCAGTCCCACGGTTGTGCCGCGTGGACGGGCATAGGATCCGGCCACTCTTCTAGCGGGGTGTCCCCAACTAATGCCGTGATTGGCATTCTTGCCCACATGGCCCCACCATGTACGTTCTCATCTTCCGTGTCGTCTGTTTCGCATCCCGTAAAGATTATTTGAAAGCTCAAACAACGATTTGGCATCGTTGTAACAGCTATCGCCATGCCGTGTAAAAATTCACCATGATATCTTGCATGGTTACATGTGTACTCTCTCCGCACCCAGCATTTAAAGTGCGGAATATTGCTCTGAAGATATGGCACTATTACTTAACCTTACCGCCTTTAGCCATGCCTTTTTTCTTCATCATGCCGCCGTTGGCCATCTTCTGGACCTTACCGCCTTTAGCCATGCCCTTTTTCTTCATCATGCCGCCGTTGGCCATCTTCTGGACCTTGCCACCTTTAGCCATGCCCTTTTTCTTCATGCCCACGGCACCGCCCGCAGCAAAACCTTTTTTCTTCATTGGTGTGGCTTTTGCCCCACCGACAAGATCGGCATAATACTCTTCCATAGTCATAAATTCTTTAGCCATTTTTCGCTCCTATGCTAGCTAACTGAACCTGTTGTAATCTTTCTTCTGTCGGGCATCACAGCCCCGCATCCCCGTGCCACCACGGCCCCCGGAATAGTTTTGCCCTTGTATGGCCGTTTTGCAGTCGTCGTTGGTACAGCAACACCGCCATTCCCCATCTTTCTGACTTTAGCTGCTCGTGTGTTAGATACAACGGTCTTTCCTTTCGCACCTGCCTTCTTCTTTTTTCGGGCTGTTTTAGCTCTTTCTGCTTTGCTAAGACTTTCTGCTTTAGCCCGCGGAAGACATCGGTCAGGGTTCTTCTTATCTTTTGAAGTCCCGCACTTACCCTTGATAGAACCATCACTGCCTATCCGTACCCAATCCTGTTTTAACCATTGTTTAAGCTGACCCATTAGCTTTTTCTTTTTTTGTTTTTTACCAAATTAGACAGAGTCCTTGCCTGCCCCGCATGAGCTTTAGAGGCTTTTTTAAGTTTTTTGGCGACCTTCTTAACCTGAGTTTTGGCTCTTCCTGTCAACATTTATCGGCCCTTTCGCTTGCCACCCTTAGACTTCTTGGCGTAATTCGGGTCCTTGCAGTATTTAGATGCGGCCAAATTTGCATAAGCTGAAGGGTATGTATCGAAGGTACGTTTAGCCCAAGCTTTGCCTTCCGGGCAAATTTTGCCACCACTCTTAACCTTTCCGCCCTTTTTCATGCGGACAACGCTGCTTGATGCTCGCCTTTGAACGGGGCAAGCTCCAGCCCCTAATCTTACTGCACTGGTCATTTAAAACACTTTCTGCACAACAGCAGCAGCTACAATTAACGCCGCTATACCCCAAAGCCGCTGGTCTAACTTGTCCAACTGCTTCTGTATTTGAGCATAACGGCTGTTGCACTCCTCTTCGTGCTTTTCCAAAAGTTTTAAAACGTCGTCGGCTTTCATCAACACTTCCACCTTTTACGAGCCTGCCTTAAACGGCTATTTGGATTTTTAGCCGCTTTCGGAAACTTTTTCATCTGACCGGCAGACCTAGCGCAAAAAGACTTACGTCGCTTTGCATCTTTACTGCCCTTTTTAACCTTTCCAGTAACCGCCGTTTTCAGCTTACTGCCGGGGTTAGCCTTCCTGTACGCTGCCACGCCCGCTTTTGTCATCCCCGCCCCGGACTTTGTGGGACGAAAATTCTTTTTGTTTCGCGGCGGCATTTTTGCCTTACGGCTAGCCATGAAAGAACGTCATCATATCAATAGTCGCAATGGTATATTGAACAGACATACCGTTATCAAACAACACACCTTGCTCTGGAATCGTTCTATCTACCGTGGTGTTATCGGTCCCAATCGTGCGAGATTTAAACAGTATAGTCCCGTCTTCCGGAGCTCCGTTGATAAAGTTAATAACCCCGGCAGTGCCCCCAGAGACAATCGAAAAGCCCTTCAAACGTATTCTGTTTTTCCCTTGTATAGCTTCAGCACAAAGATCACCTGATCCAACCGTGATGTTAGCGGCATACTTTGCAGAACACTCCACCGCGGTTACCGTCAAGAACAGCTTTGTGCCTGCCACCGTCTCTGCACTACCCGTGGACGTGATGACTTCCGTCATGGCGTCTCCGAAAACATCTGTTCCTGTGATGGTACAGGTTTTACCGTTATCCCCGGTGCCACTTGTAGTCACGGTAACATTTCTGGCACCGCCACCAGCAAACGTGGTTTGCGCCATAGTCGCGCTAGTATCCGGCCTAGCGGCTGTTACCAAACGATCTGGATCTGATGCGTTCTCATCGCTAATGAGTTTTGCAGTCACTACTGTGCTGGACATTTTAAACTCCTCTATAAAAGGAGAGGGGTTTTACCCCCTCTCATTACTAGGCTTCGTAGCCCATCATCTCAATGAAGAGTTTTCCAGCAGTGTAGTCCGCGTCTGTCGCCGCACCTGTTGTTAGATACAAAAACTGATCAGCCGCAGGAACCGCAGTGAAATAAACCTTGCTACCGAGAGTTGCGTCACCCGCGTTAACAAGAAGTGTTTCTGTTAAATCGGCGATTGCTCCGTCCTCAACACCCGTGCCCTCTGTAGCAGAGTGAATGTTGATGTCGGGGTCACCGCCCGCCGGGGCCTCAAAACACTCCATGCTACCTGTCAGAATTGTACCGTTTTTAGCAGCCGTGATTTGACCAATGTGACAAACAAGTGCTGTACCGTTAACACCAATGATGTCGCCAGAACCGGTTGAGCGCAGACCTGTAAGGTCAATCAGAATCCGTGTGGTGATGATACCGCCAACGCGCTGCACAGCACTACGATAAATAGTTCCAGAGCCGGTTGTGATACCTGTACCGGCCTCTACCGCCATCGTGTTTGCATCAAAAGAAGATACACCAGTCGAACTGATGCTTGAAAGAGTAGTAAACGCGCCGGTAGAAGAATTTTTGCTGACAGAGGTGAAACCACCTTGTGAGCGAACCGCACCGGTAAAAGTTGTCGTAGCCATGTACATCTCCTGTCGTGGCTAGTGTCAGTCACCCAATGCGACTGTCAGGAATTGAAAAACTATACAACAAAAAAGGGCGACTGTGAAGCCGCCCTTTTCTTACCCTTGCAGAAGGTATTTTATGCTGCGCCCGGTGTGCCAAACACTGAACGCCAATCGGAAACGCCGAAGCTGTAACGCTCACGAGCCTTGAACCGCATGTTGCCGGTGTCAAAGTCACCTTCCATAGCAGTCTTGATTGGAGAACGGTTGAAGTATTTGAAACCGTTAGGAGCATCGGTCTTGATGAAGAACGCATCTGTGTCCGTCAAGAAGTGGTTAACTACTGCACCATCAGGCAGCATACCCATGTTCTTGATAGCATTTGCGTCGTTATCAGCCGTTGCTGAACGCAGGTTGGAGTTGATCACACGCTCCGCAATGAATTGCAGTTCTTTAGGAATGATAAGCTTCATCCCGCGAACAGCAATCTTCAGACCACGCTCATCTGTCAAACCAGCAATATCAATCAACATCTGCTCAAGTGAAGTTTCGTTCAAATCAGCGGCTGTTGAAAGAAGGTTGCGTTGGTTGCCAGACAACGATGGGTGAGAAGAAGAGCAAAGTGCTGCACCATC